GGGCAGGTACTACTGCTGGTGTATGGGATACAGTTGGATTTTTCATTATTGGCTGTTAGCTACAGTGGGGATATGGAAATTCTGAATCAACACAAACATTTCCAATTAAATTTACTAACTCTGTAATTGGTATTTACGGAAGTAAGAGGGCTATAAATTACGAATATACTTTTGCAGCAACGAGTATTACAAATACAAATTTTTTCATGTCTACACGTAACTCAGAGGGTAGCAGTAGGGTTATAGCTTGTAACTGGCTGGCTATCGGCCAATAGCAAACCAAATGAAACTACCAAACCATGGATTACCGCCATAATTTTGTTTGTATACGTTGAATTTGGTGGTTGTCCAGTTACGTGGCTGTACTTCTGAATCGTAGTTTGTTGGGTTGTTGGTATCGGTGTTTCTTAGTCCGCAAAATAGGGCAAAACAAGCAGAATTAAAATTCACAGGAAATGCGTACCAACCGCTTTCTCCCTCGCTTCCGTTGTTACCAGCGCTATTAATTCCCCACTGTAGCTAACAGCCAATAATGAAAAATCCAACTGTATCCCATACACCAGCAGTAGTACCTGCCCTAAGAACTATTGTTGTCTTTGTAAAACCACCACAGGATGCATGGTTACCACTATTGCCAGTAGAAATAGCTACAGTGAAAGGCGCTTCCTCAAAAGGGATTGGCAGATCATAAGTTACAGGATTTGTACCATGAACTGTTTGATATCCCCACTGTTTCTACCAGCAAACGGCAAGGTATCCTAAGCCAGTGAAAGTATATCGAGAATCAAAAACGAACCCTGTAACCCCAACATTGACATTATTAAAGTGGCTCATTGAATGCCATAAAAATGTTGATCCTTTTGCATCATATCCTGTAGAAAAAGCACAGAATGTACCGTTTACTGAAAGTGGCAAAGTGAAATTAACATTCTTATAATAGACTGGATCAAAAACAGTAAATCCCCACTGTGGTTATGCCTTTCCGATAGCAAGGTAAAGAATAGGACCGCCATAGTTTATTTGGAAGCTAGTATTTGTAATGTTATAGCAAGCGCGTTCCCAAGCTTCAATCGCATTGTTTAAAACACTGGCCATAGAAAAAAATTGTCCAAAAGCAATCGGAAATGTCCCCCTTGATCCGCCAGCATATCCCCACTGTGTCTTAAAACCCTATTGTGCAATAGGACAGATAACGACCTCTCGTAATCGAAACACGTATCGAAGTTGTTGTAACCTGAGTTACGCCTACGTTTTCACCGTAACCGTCGGTATCATTACTTGTGTAGTCGAGATCTTGGCCTATGACAACATATTTATTTGAGCTATATGCTAAAGGCAATGTAACAATAATATACCCTTGTTCAGCATAAACTATTCCCCACTGTGGCTATATACCAATCGCTAACCATTGTACTGGACCTGCTTGGGCAATATCAGGCCTATTGCTTTGATAATTCATTGTGGTGATGGTAGTTGTCGTTATATGGCAAGATGCATTACACCAAGAACTGTCAGCGGAAACAACAGCAGTAAAAGCAACCTCAAAAGATATAGGTAAACTCACTGTTTGACCTCCGCCGCCGACATTTTCTCCCCACTGTAAAAAAGAAAGGATGATAAAAATGGAAAAAGAATTTAAATATTACATTGTACTTGATAAAGATGGAAAACGCGTATCTCCCGGATACCGTGAAGATGGTGATGTACCAGAAGATGTAAAAGAAAACGGGTTCTTAGTTACAAAATCTGAATTTGCAATGCTATTAAATGGTTATTATAGAGATCCAGAGACAGGAGAATATAAAGAAATACCGCCATATGAGCCAGGGCTTGATGAATTAAAAGCTTCTAAGTTATTGGAAGTTGATGCTTGGACCGAAAGTAAAATTACAGGAGGTTTTACATCTGAATGTAGTGGAGAGATGGTGAGATACGATAGCGATAAGGATACGCAGCTCACGGTTTCTAGTGATCTTAATACAATCAATTCAGCTCCTGATAAGTTTTCGGAATATTATCCAAATGGTTATCCTATGAGAGGTTATCCTGATGGTGGAACCGAAAAAACAATTCACTACCTAACTGTTAAACAACTCATTCAATGGAATGTAGATTTGGGATTACATAGAGGGGCCTGTAAGCAGGCAGGCTGGGAGAAACAAGCTTTGGTTGATGCTGCCGACAGCAAAGAAGCTTTAGATGCTATAATTTTAGAAAAATAATTGTGAAAGGATGAAAAAGCGCATAGATACTGCACTTTTATAATAAAAATTGATGAAAAAATATCATACCGAATTCAAACCGCCTGTAGAGTTGAGAAATCAAGGGATACAGGCTTTTTTGTTGCGTAAATTCGTGCCGGGTTAATACCATAAAAGGTCGTCAAATAAGGTCTATAGCCTTTTTTAGCTCATGGAGGGATTTATGGGTATAAACCCTCTTAGTAACTCCTTGACTGGCATGGCCTAAAATACGTTTGATTGCAGTTTCGTTAGCGCCAGCATTATCTAGCATGGTAGCGCAGGTATGGCGGCATTCGTGTGGCGTATGCTTGCAGCGGCTGGCTGTCATTACAGCATCAAAGCGTGTTCGATATTGATGATATGTAAGCTGATTGCCGTAATCGTCTGTAATGAGATATTTACCTGGTTGAGATAGCCAAAATTCAAAAAACGACAATGTTTTTTTTGATATAGGCACAGCACGGTTGCGACCGGCAGCAGTTTTTGACTCTCGAACGATAAAATATCGCTGTCGCAGCTTGACGTCTGTTTTGACGACAGATAGCAGTTCGGACGTACGAACACCAGCGTATATCATCATGAGCACCGTCATAGCCCATTTATCACCGAGGTTTTTTACTCGATTGATTTGCCGAGTATTAAAAGGCGTTTTATGGTATTTCACTTTATGCTGATCAATGTCGATGTATTGACTGATATCTGCTGTAGGTGAGATGATCTCATACTTAACTGCGTAGGTGTAGCAATGGTGCAGTATTTGTCGCACTTTTTTCTGCATAGCATAGTGAGCGCCGGCGTTACGTGTATCACGAATAACGGCCTGCAGGTCACCAATTTTTAACTCGGCAAACTTCTTGCCATACAATCTATTGCAGTGCTTGTATGCCGAAAGGTAATTGACCTGTGTAGTTTTGGCCAGTTTTGGAAATCTCTCGGCCCGCATAAGCTCAAATACTTCCGAGAAAGTAATCAATGCTGGCGCGAAAAGAGAAGGGTTTTTGTGGTACTCGGCCAAAAGTGCTAACCCTTCTATTTCTGTGGCTGTATCACCGATTGATTTTTGACGGCCGTTAATTGTGACTTTTACAGACCATGGGCGGCGGCGGTTACCGTCAGTTCGTAGCACAACACTACCAAAGCCGTTAGGTAATTTCATTCGTTTTCTTTTTTTAGGCATAAAAACAGCTCCTTTCTGTATAGGAGCATTATAACAGGAGGCAAAAATGAACTGGGAATCTTTTAAATTTGCGGCTATTGGAGCTGCTCAAACTTTAGCACAAGGTTGGTCTTACAAAACATTAATGGCTGCAATGTTGGCCATGATATTTCATAAACACGCTATATTGTTTTATAGCTTTGCTTTTTTAGTATTTATTGATTGTTTTACCAAATGGGTATCGATAGCCTATCTGCATCTAAAAGATAGTGGTATTGAAAATCCGACTATTCTAGAATCTATTAAAGGAATAAAAAAAGCCAGAGCTGCCAAAAAGATAAAAAGTGAAGTTATGAAACACCGTTTCCTTGGGAAAATCGGTGTTTATTTAATTTGTGCGTTGTCTGCAGCTGTCGTTGATGTAGTTATGAGAGTTTTAGATAAACCTACTTGGGCAGTTATGACGGTTATTGGATATCTTGTTGTAACTGAGCTGCTTAGTATTATTGAAAACTTAAATGATGCTGGCGTGGAAGCTATGAGTGGATTGATTGTTTTTGTTAAAAAGAAATTGTAAGAATTGAGGTTGAAATATTAAAGGAGCGTGAGAATAATGAAAGTCTTTATTAATCCAGGGCATATGCCAGGTGTCGATCCTGGCGCCATGAATCCTAACAGTGGTTTAAAAGAATGTGACGTAGCATTGGCTGTAGGAAAACTTGTTGAGTATTATCTGAAAAATGCCGGATGCGAGGTAATGCGTCTGCAGAGCGACAACCTAAACGGCGAATCTCCGGCATATCCGAATGTTTGTAAAAATGCTAACGAATGGGGTGCAGATGTATTTGTCAGTTTGCACTGCAATGCGTTTGATGGTTATGCGAGGGGCATTGAAACATTGGTGTTTAACTTTGGCAGCGAAGCTGAACGTCTGGCTGCCTGTGTTCATAAGCAGTTGGTCGATACGGAACAGAGCATTGATCCGTATATTCCGGATCGTGGGTTGAAGGAACGCCCGAATTTGTCTGTGCTGAGAAATACTGATATGCCGGCTATTCTTATCGAAATGGGTTTTATTGATAACGATCACGATGTTATTTTGCTAGAGAATAAACAAGATGCGATTGCAAAGGCTATTGCCCGTGGCGTAACAGATTATGCAAATTTATAAAAGTAACTATTTCAAAATAAGGTAATAATGGCAGGGTTATCATATATATCAATTAGCTATTATATTGATATATATGAATAGATTATGTTGAAATTATTGCATAAAAAATAGCTCCCGATAATGGGAGCTATTTCAATATAATTTTTTATTTTGCCGAAAGCTTTTGTAGGATTGATAGAAGCAGTAACAAGATAAAGCTAACAAACCTACTATAGAGCCTACTATAACAGAAGCGTCTGTAGTATTTTCACTGATATAAAAAAGCAAAAACGAAACGATAATTACGGATAAAATTTTGAAAAATGGTTTTTTGTTAATTGTTAGTGGTTTAATATTAGATCTTGCTTTAGCGATGGCCATTTCTTTAGATATGGCCTTAAATATATATTTGAAAAAATAATATGCGAACCCACCGGTGAAAACTACAACGGATGTTATTAACCACAGTAACATGCCGAAAGCTATCATTAGAGCTAAGAAATTTAGCATAAAATCACGCCCTTTGCATAATTATTATAACATTTTTGCAGGAAGGAGGACAATAATGGCAGGAAAATTATCTGGGGAAAATAGGTTTTGAGATGATTGGATACATATTGATATTATGGAATATAGTAACAAGTCGGAAAATAATATTTTATAATATTAATCATATAAATAGAGAAAGTGTGTCTTGATTTGACAAAAACGAGTAAAAGTGTTATTATCTTTTCAAAACAACATATTGAAAAGAGGGGACACTGTGGAAAAACATTACAAAGAAATGATAAAGGAAATAATTCCGGAAGAAGAACGGTTGCGAATACGACAGATAATTGACCATGGATTTGAATTAGTGAACCAATTTTATGTTCGTAAAGAAAATCGGTTTTTGTGTAATCCGGTAGGAAATGATTTAAGAGCGCATTTGATACGTTCCGCAATTGCTTTTTGTGCGGAGCGAGAGTATCCTGTTGAAGGTAATCGTTTTTTTTCATATATATATAAAGGTAATGCAATATGTAACTGCCACCACATTGAATTGAAAAGTGCAACGGTAACAGTCTTATTCGCTTTGGCCAATTCTCCTAATGATACAGGAAATGATTCTATTTATCGGCATAATGTCATGGAAAATCTCCAGCAAAATCTTTTTGAAGAAGAGGAAAGAGAAGAAAATATTAATGCGTTAGTTGTGACTTATGGTATAGCATCCTCTGATGAACCCAATTTTGTTGTTCTGGGGATACCAGAAAAGAAAGGCTGGCGCGGCAGTATTCCTTTAGTTAAACCTGATTCTAAAAATAAAAATCAAGTTATTACTACAGAAGAAACAGAAGAATTCCTTGCTAAGCTGGCTGACAATGTACTGGAAGAAGGGGGTTTAGTAAATGGAGGAAAAGAGAGCTAAAAAAATAATCGTACCTCAAAGGTTGCGTCAGGCAAGACAAGCTAGAGGGTTAAGCATTAAAGATGTTGCCGATAAATTAGGTATAAGTCGACAACTGCTTTCTTTATATGAATTGGGCACGACAGCCATTAAACTTGATACTGTCTTAAAATTACAATCTATATATAATATGCCTGTGAGTTTTTATTACAAAAACTATCAACCAGAGAGCAGAAATAGAAGTCAAATATATTTTAGAAGTTTTTATTCTGCCACTAAAATTAAAAGAGAACAAGCAAAAATTTTAGCAGACTGGGTAATTAGTGAAATTAATGATTATATAAAGGATAAGATTGTTATTCCACCGGTCGACCCTCTTTGTGAACGTATTAGAGAATCTAAAACTATCGAAATTCGTGAAGAACGAAATATGGAAAGTTTATCCAAATTAATTAGAAGAGAATGGGAATTAGGATTACAGCCTATAACAAACCTTACGCGACTTCTTGAAAAAAAGGGGTTTATTATTGTAGAAATAGATATTGATGAATCTTTGGATGCATTTTCTTTTTGGGATAATGGGCGACCATATATTTTTATTAGTAAATACAACAATGCTTTTCGTCGCCGTATGAGTATAGCTCATGAATTATGTCATTTATTATTTCATGATGCAGAGGATATAGCGAAAAACCTTAAAAGTTTAGAAGATGAGGCAAAAAAATTTGCTTCTTGTTTTTTGTTGCCTAAAGGTGGGTTTGATAATGATGTTATATCAACGGCTTTAAATCAATTATTATTACTAAAGCCGATATGGAAAGTATCGGTAGCTGCAATGGTTATGCGTTGTGAACAATTAGGCATTATATCTGAGGAAAGATCGACCTATTTGTGGAAGCAGATAACTAGAAATAAGTGGCGTAAGATTGAGCCATATGACGCTGAAATGAAACCAGAACAGCCTGTTTTATTGAGGCAATCAATTAAATTGTTAGTAGATAATAATTTGATTAGCCGTGAGAAGTTGAAAGAGGCTTTTTCATTAAACGAAAATTTTGTTGAAGAAGTTTGTAATTTAGAAAAAGGATATTTTGATCAAATAGGGGAAACTGTTGCTTTACGTGGAAATGATGATCCACAAATTTGTTCTAATTAATTTTGGGAATATCTTAAAAAGCACTTTGCGAAAGCAGAGTGCTTTTTTCTATGGAGGAATAACATGTATGAAAAAATCAAAAGTTGGATGCCTAATAATCGCTTTCTTGTTGGTCTGGGTGTTGGTGCAGTTCTTTTTCTTGCCTGCTACCTGTTCAGCCGAGCCGGCATACATGATAACGGAAAGCGAGCTGGTGACACTGGAACAAAACTCAACCAGGCAATTAGAAATCAGCAGGAAATTAGCGCTGGAATTACAGATAGCAAGGGAACAGCAGACGCTATCGGATCAAGCATCGAGCGAAGCCAAACTGCAAATAGATCAGCTGCAGAAGCAGTTGACAGATGTACTGAACTCGTCGAAGAAGCAGGAAGAATTGCAGCAGACAATCTTGAAATCCTTGCCACCATCCGCACCAGGGGTACTGCGGGAGATCGGAGCCAAGATTAATGTTGATCACTATGTTACAGGTATCAGCTATGGAGTGAGCCGCAGGATAGGTGGCATATATATAGGATTTCGAGGCGAGTATGATTGGCAAGATAAAAAAACTGGCGTGTGGGTAACATATGCATATTGAGAGAAAGCCTGACTATTACTTAAGTAATAGTCAGGCTTTATTTTTTTTGCTATTTTGCCTATAATAAAGCTTGTGTGTTAAGGAGGTTGTTGTATATGTATGTAATAATTAGAGGGCACTGTATTGAAGGAGAGAATTTAGAAGAAATGGCAGCTTGTTTGTTTAGGTGGATGCCGCCGTTGGTTCCTTGGTTTACCGAATTACAGAAACGAGTTAAGCAAAAATCAGCGGAGTGTGGTAGTGACGGAGAGGCTTTTTTGTCTGTAGTAAAGTCTGATCCCGAACTGTTTCCGATAGAAATGCAAAGTAAAGATAGTCCATTTAGATTAGAATGATATTAGAGAGAATAATTTCAAAATTATGTATATCTTTCTTTTTATTAAAAATTGAAATAAATACTATTTTATAATATATTTAATAGTATCTATAGATCAAATAGAGAAAGAGGTTTTAAACATTGTGTACTGATAAAGCATTTTTTGAAAAAATTGATTTATTGAAGCTGACAAATCAAATAACAAGATTTAGAAGGTTAGATTTTCATAAAATGGGATATAATGAACTTTTTAATGAAATTATTAAAGCATTATTATACGATGGAAAATTTAGATATTTAACAGAGATAAGAACAATACAGAAAGACAGCAAACTTTATAGAGTAAGAAGATTTACAGGGACTAAACTTGAAAATGTATGCATAAAAAAAGTGCAAGATTGTTGGAATCCTCCGTCAGAAGTTGTAAATGAAATTGGAAGATTGAACAAAGAAAGAGAATCATTATTATATACATCCCTTGGAAATCCGACTATTGCTATGGACGAAATGGGTGTACAAGATGGTAACTTATGTGCGCTTATAGTTTATAATGTTGAAGAAGATATAAAAGTAAATTGCATTGGTATGGATTATGATTATGAACAGATGGGCATTAAGGATGATAAGGTTATATTAGTAAATGAAATATATAAGAACTTTTTAAGTGATGAGTTTAGTAGGGAAGTTGGAAAGGGTACAGAGCATCTATATAGAATTTCAGAAATTATAGCTAAAGGCTATTTTGACTTGCCGCCTAGAATAGTACAGGATGCATGGGGATATCCTTCAGTTAAAAATAAACAATCTTTGAATATTTGTTTTAGACCTGAAATTGCAAGAGAAGTCTTAAAATTAGAGGCTGTGCTTATAGTTAAGCGAAAAATAGATGCTTTTTATCCGTTGATATTTGCAAATAAATTTGATGAAATATCAAATATAGAATTTATGCGCCCAGTTGATTTAGGAATATTAGATCAGTACTTACCAAATTGTGTGAATGGAAGAAATGCAATCATTGTAAATCATCACCATACAACCTGATAAAATTATTCGCAACGTATTAAAGTTTTTCTATATATTGCGAAATCTTTTGTTCTGTTATTTTGGTGCAGCAACCTTTTTTTATAAAATGATAAAGTGTTTTTAGTGATATTTTCATTGTTGTGGCAGCTTGTATCTTTGTATGTCCATGAAGAAAAATTGCTTTTAATAATTTGTCCTGCAAGTTTGTTTCGGGAAGATATTTGAAATAACCAAGAGACTCAATAGGTTCTTTTAATGCGGCGGAAATTTTAGCTAATACGGTTATCTTTATATTGTTATTTGAGCGTCGCTCTATGTTGCTAAGACCTTCTGGGGTAATACCGGTAAGCGCGGCAAGCTGTTTTATTGATAGGCCTTTTTTTATTCTGCAAGCTCTAATGCGGGTTCCTGTTGTATTCGTTTCTCCACAGTAGTTAATTGCACGGTTGTCCCTGTGGCTATCTGGGTGATAAAAAGCGGGAATGTTCGTGTAAGCAGTTTGAGATCGAGCGTTATCACCGTAAACTGTCGGGGCCTTTATTAGACCGTATTGATTTACAGGTGTATGTGCCGCGGCTGGAATACGCTGATCTGCAAAGCAGGGAAGCCGGTGAAAGCTCGGCCGTGATTCGTGAAAGGGTGATCAAAGCGCGTCAGCTGCAGCTGCTGCGTTTACAGGGTACTAATTTGTACTGCAATGCGCAGATGGGGAGGCGTGAGCTGAACAAGCACTGCCAGATGGAAGCTGCTGCAGAAAAGCTGCTGGCGAAGTTTTTTACGGCGTTGGGGCTCAGCGCCCGCAGCCACGATCGGATCATTAAAGTAGCGCGTACGATAGCCGATCTGGACGGCAGTGATATCATAACGGCCGCCCATCTGGCAGAGGCGGTACAGCTGCGGACAAGTTTAAATTCATAA